GTAGAGGATACATACTCTGTGGTTAGATTACCGCTTGTAGCGTCTGCATAGAGCGGATAACGGGTAGCATTAGTAGTTGTGTCATCTGTAACGCTTGCATAAACAGCAGGCGTTGTCCAAGTAGGTGTGTTTCCAGAGCCAGCAGAAGTTAATACTTGCCCTATATTGCCCTGACTGCCATCAAAACTTGTTGTGCCAGTTACGCTTAAATCTACAAAACTACCATTCTTAGGCGTTGTAGCGCCAATAGTCATATTGTCGATTGTTCCCACACTTGTCGGGGCTATTTCAATCGCGCCTGACCCAGTAGGTTTTATATGGACATGACCCGTTCCAGTAGGGCTAATGTCTATCTGAGCATTTGTGCCGTTTAGATTTGTTGATACATTGATAGAAACATTGTCACCACCGCCACCGCCCATGCTAATTTGGGTAGTGCCTGCTGAGTTTCTTAACGCTAAACCACCCGAATTAGTTGCTTGAACTATCGGTGTCGTTAGACTTGTAGACGCTGTAACAGTAGTAAATGCACCAGTAGTAGCAGTTGTTGCACCAATCGTAGTGCCGTTAATTGTTCCACCAGTTACCGCTATTGAGTTAGCGTTTTGGGTAGACATTGTTCCCAAGCCAGTAATGTCTGTGTTGGGAATGGTTGTAGAAGCCGTTAAAGCACTTGTTCCTGTGCCTTTTACATAACCAGTTAGAGTAGCCGCACCCGTACCGCCAGAAGGCACATCAAGAGGGCTAGTTAAGCCTGTAATCGTGCCACCAGTAATAGCCACAGCGTTGGCGTTCTGTGTCGACATTGTGCCAAGACCAGTAATGTCTGAACTTGGAATAGATGCAACAGTTGTGAAAGCATTTGTGCCGTTTGCTTTTAAGTAACCAGCAGTAAAAGTAGTAGCGCCAGAGCCACCATAAGCCACGCCAATCGTGCTTGCGTTCCAAGTGCCTGCGGTTAGCGTTCCTACACCAGTAATTCCAGTATAAGAGCCAGAGATTCTTGCTGTGTCTATCGTGCCAGAAGTAATCTGATTCGCGGCAATAGCGATAGATGTGTTAGTTACTGATGTAACTTGACCACTAGCGTTAGTAACAAATACTGGAACTTGTGAAGCAGAGCCATAAGTGCCTGCTGTACCTACGGGGGTAATGCTGAACTGAAAGCCAGCAAGGGTTAGCCCTGTGCCAGCCGTATATATTGCGTTGTTTGAGAATTGAACAAAGGTAACAGCCGTAGTGCCTAAAGTGCCACCAGTTTGGTTTGTGTCGACCCACGATGAGCCACTCCACACAGTACCAGAGATGACGAAAAGGTAAGCCGCGACTATTTCATCCCAAGTGTTCGCATCCAAAGAGCGAGTCCATGCGGTTGCAGAAGCCAAATAAATGCCGTTTTCAGCACCAGAGGTTTGGTTCTTTACAAGAATTCTGTTGCCATCAGTTAGCGTGGCAGTCCAATCACCATTTGCTTGTACAGCAAGACCAGAAAGCGTAATGTTTCCAGTTGTGGTGAAGTTGGCTGGCTGTTTGAACGACAAACCCTGTGATGTAGCGTCTACATAAGCCTTGTTTGCTATGTCAGTAGAGTTAGAAGGCGTTGTAAATATCGTTCCCGTTGTCGTGGTGATATTTGTAAAAACCCCTGTTGAGGGAGTAGTCGCACCGATAGTCGTGCTATTTATCGTGCTACTGGTTATGTTTAGCCCAGATTGGTCTGGGTTTACTGTCGCATAAAACGGCTGACCCTGACCAATAAAGGTCTGAAAAGTCCCGTCAACAGAGAAATACGCTTGAACGGGAAGTAAGTTTTGCAGAACTGAATTGGCAGGGTTAGCCATAGCACCCCTTTAACTTTGATAGACAGAGGGCGTTACATACAAAATGCCAGCGGTTGCAGAATTGCTCTTTGCTGTTAAGTAGTATGGTGCGACAGGCGTTGCAACTATTAGAGGTCTTGTCATGCCAGCAGGCAATACAAAGTCTCCATTAGTTCCGTCAACGGGAAAGACGGGCGCGCCTGGGTCGGTAGTTCCCCACCTCACCGCAATAGGGCTTGCACCCGTATTGAGGAAAGATGTGTAGTTCACTTGGTCGTTAGTAGCATCATCAATCAAAACTGCGGAATGAGCCGTAGAAGTGACCGATAACGCTACTGTTTGACCAGCAGTTCTTAATACAGATGAGCCTGCCATGATTAAGCCGCGTTAGTAGCGATTGGTGCGCCTTCAACGCGGTCAACCCTGATGTAATAAACACCAGCGGCAGGAGTAATTGCAGTAGCCGCGCCAGAAATGTTCTGGAACTGTAACTGTAATGTGTTGTCTGCGGTTGCGTCTACATTGGTAACTGCAACATTTGAAGTCTGATTGCCAGCAAACTGAAGCAATGAACAAATGTCAGAGGCTTTTAGACCAGAGATTTGAAAAGTCTGCAAAGACTGCACAGAGGCGGTAGTCATCGCAGAAGGGGTCAAAGATGGGGCCATGACAAATGATTCTTGAACATTTCCACGGGCTAGGGTAGTGGATGACATAGTTATTCCTTTAAAGAATGGATTGAATTGTAGCCGTAAAAGCAAAAAAAGCCACCCCTTTTGAGAGTGGCTTCTTCCTACTTCACACCGATTACCAAGATAGTAATGGTGATGTAGCGGTAGAGCCAGTAGTGGTGCTAGGGCGCAGTACAGACACTAAGTAAGTACCAGCCGCAGGCGTTACGCTCGCGGCAGTTGGGTTCACAAAGCGAATGGTTAGTTGGTCAGCGGCAGACACATAAGCGTCAAGAACGCCTACGCCTGCTGTCTGAGCGCCATTGAACGCCACAGAAACCATGTCACCAACGACCAAACCAATGCCTGTTGAGGCAAAGTTTTGTGCGGCAGTAGTGATGGTTGCAACAGCGGCTGGGGTAAGACTCAAAGAAAACACGCCACCTTTGACCACATTGGTCATTGGGGCAAAGGATTCTTGAGTGATGGTGGTTGCTGGGCCTGGATTTGCCATGATATTTATTCCTTAAAAAGAGTTAATGATTAAGCGGCAACGCGGCAAGCCAACTCTGGGTACAGAGGCGCCCAGCCGTACAACACATCTAAACGAGTAGGAATACTATCGTTGTTAATGGTGTATTGGCGGACAACACGCATACTCAGACCAATGTCTTTGTCGGAAGCACGACCAGCAAAATGGACACCTTCTGGCAATTCGAGGTCGGCTACTGCGACTGTGAACGCATTGCGGTGCATGATGATGTTCTGTGGAGAAACCACGCCTGTGCTGTTGAACTGAGTAATAGCGGCAGTAGCAGAAGTTGTCGGGATAGACACATTCTGGAACTGACCAGCAGTAATCACAGCAGGAGACACAACGACAGAGCCAGAAGCACCAGAAGCAATAGCAACAGTTGTTTTCACAACGAAGTTACGCAACTTGTTAGAGCCGTAGGCTTGGCGGTTTTGTGGGTTGACAGCATAAACGCCAGCGATAGTGAAAGTATCACCAGCGTTGAGGTTCAAAGTACCAGTATTGGCGGCTGTAACAGTAATAGTGCTTGATGATGCCCAACCAGAGGTCAAGAATCCAGTAGCAGTAGTAGTAGCGACAGAGCCAGTAACAGTAGTTGTGCTGTTAGAGCCAAAGGTTTGAGCAACGACGTTCTGGTCAAGTTTCCAGTTCATACCACCAGAATCACGACCCATCAAGCCTTTGCTGTATTGGTCACTAATCGCTTGTTGTGGCACGAATAAGCCTTTCAAACTGTCAACAATAGTTGCAGATGTGAAGGGTTCAACGATACAACTTCTACGACCATCACGCGGTGCGCCTTCAGAGTCAAGGTAAGCGCCAGCGGTCAGATAAGTAATCAAACCAGTTGGAGGTGTACCAGCAGTACCAACAATGTTGGCGGTCTGCAAAGTAGCCATAGCCAAACCATCGCGGTCAATCTTGTTGGCGATAGCGGCAACAGCAGGCTTCAACACGCGGTCGCTAAACATATCAAGGCTTAAAGCCAAGTCTTGTGTAGTGAACTGTGTGTCCACATGGAATTGTGTTGACAAAGTAACGGGAACTGAAGTCTCGTTAAAGTCCTCAACATTCAATGCTGGGCCAGTTGTTCCAATGAAACGACCAGGCTTGCGGACATTGACTGTGTTACCAATCTTTGCACCGACAACAGCGAACTGGTCATCATAGTTGCGGTCGACTTCGCTTGTGAATGTCAACTCGTTTTCCAAGACCATCAACGCTTCGTTGGTAATCTTGGAGATGGTCAATAAATTATTAGCCATTTCATTTCCTTAAATGTTTAAAAAAGATTAGGTTTAGCGAATCTTCCCTGCCTTGCGAGCCTCTTTCCATGCTTGGAATGTTCCATGCCATTCGCCATTAGCGGATAGCGGTACATCAGCAGGATTCGACCCTCTTAGCGGTTGGATTGGCGCTGGTGCTTTACTACGAACAATCGGTTTGGCTTCTGGCGCTGTTTCCTTTGCCTCGAACCTAGCCTCTAACTTACCTATCTCTCTTAACGCTTGTTTAGGACTCAAGCCCGCTATGCGCTTTGCTACATCGTCATTCTCAGCCAGATGGTAGAGGATTTGTGGCCCTACATCGCTCTCAAGAATCGCATCACGAATGTCATCATTTACGACCACATCACTAGATGCCACTATGTCATCAAAGTCTGGCATTGACGCTTTAGCCGCTTGCACCTTACTTGCCCAAGTCTCTA